TGTATTCCAAATAATACTACCAGCATTAAAATTTATAGTATTCAGCTCATTTTCGCTTACTTGACGCGTATTGTCTAGGTCAACCGCACCTAAATTTATTTCAAGTAGCCTAATTAAACGATTAAAAGTATCTGGAGTAACCTCGCTTTGTGCCAAAGGAAGCTGAGTTTGTAACAACTTACTCATCTTTTGCCGTCAGTTTTAATATCTATTCTTGTCGCTCCTAAACGCCATCCTATTGATAAATTACCATTATTTGTAGCATCATCATTACTTTCTATACGCAAGGCCATCTGTCTAGCCCTAGCCCTTATATGTGATTGTTGTGTGGTGCTTGATATTTCGTTAGTTGAGTTAGTGGCTAATGAATCCCCAGGGAAGTTTCTTGTCTTAACAACAACATTAACAGAACCATTATTTGCATCTTCTATAAATTTAAAATCAGGTATTATCCTTCTAGCGAAAGCAAATTTTTCGCCATCATCTAAATCAAAGTCACTACTTTCTATAAAAACACCAGTCATAGGTGAACCATCATCATTAAATCCTTTTTCTTGTTGAAACAAATAACCGTCATTTACTGCTCTAGGATAATTTTCTATACCAGAATCAAGCCAAGCCGTTCTTACAAGTTGGCCATAAAACCAAAGGTTTTCTGCATAGTTATAGATTACATATCTATCTATTTCAGATGAACTTGAAGAACAATAAAACCAACCTACTTCGTTTTTATCTTTAATAGTAAAAGCATGTATTTTAAAAGATTGTGTTAAGTTTATGTCTCCAAAAACATAATTTTGTACGGAACAAGGTAACGTGTTTACAGAACCGTTGTAAAAGTAAAAGTTGTTATAACTCATAAAATATACAGCAGATGGTGTAGTTACGGCCGCTTTTGGTCCCACAAGTCCTGTACCTTCATTAATTAAATTTACAGCAAAAGTAAAAGGTGGACCAACAAATTGCATACTATATAAAGCTGTATCTGTCCAAATTAAAATTTCTTGTCTAGCTTTAACTGCACCAATTATCGAAGATCCAGACGATAAACGTAGAGACCCTGCTGTATTAGTAGATAAGGGTTCAAACTCTAATTCATTTTCTTGATCGCTAAAAGCAATCAACATAGGATCTATTACGCCTGTTCTTGAAGTGCCTGATATAGGATCAGCTCCTAAAACTATTAAATGTCTATCAACTTCTGAAGTAATTACTTGTAAACCAACGGTAGGGACTAAATTAGCACCTGTAATACCTGATAACTCAACTGCCCTTGTACCAACACCATTATTTTCTGTCCATTTAAATATACCACCGTTTCTAGCACCTATAATTAAATCCTCTCCATAATTATCGTGTGTCCAAAGTCTTAATTGATTTGTAGCATCTAATGCAGATGTGCTGCCAAATGTGCCTTCACCCCAACCATTTATGCCCCAGCCTGTACCAGGCACGTAAACGTCTAAACCAACATTAACTTGATAAGCACCTACAACTGAAGAACCACCGTTACCACTATCAGAAGAGTTTGCGGTAACAGTTGCACCAGAAGTATCTTTAGCTTCTATAGTGTAGCTATTAGCATTTACTATAGTTGCTATTTGATATTCTTGATTTAATACGGCTGCTGTAATATTACCGCCCAAAGAAGAAGCACCACTAAATGTTACAAAATCATTTTTTACAGCCCCGTGTGAAGTATCTGCAACGGTTATGGTGGCATCACCATTTGTAGCAGAAAATGTTACATCACCTGCAGATGTTGTTAATCTTATTGGTGTTATATCGTTAAATACTGTACCGCTTTCAATATAATACTTAAGGTGTGTTCCTATACCAAGATACTTTGTACCACCTAATGATATCCAACCGTGTAAAGCTCTAGCTGTGCCTAAATATGTTGCGGCTGATAATTTTTCCCAACCACCAAATTTTTCTGGCCTACCTTTTCTAAAGCGTACTAAATTACAATCAAACCAACCACCTTCATTATCATAAGCTGTACCCTCTCGGTTTATGCCTGGTCTAAATATGGTTTTTTGTAACGGCATCTAAACCTCAGTCCAATCTTTACCTTCAAATAATAAAGCTTCACTCTTTCTTCTTTTTACTAATCCTTCGTTTACCTCACCATTTACTTTATTCCATCTTTGTATTTGATACGGTATATCCGCCCAATCAACATGTGTGCTGTTTAAAACTTTTAACATAGTTGAACTTTTAAGATTAGTTGGACCTAAATTAAAAACCCAGGATACTAAAGCATCAAATTGATTTTGGTTTAACTCAACTTTCACTAAATCATGAATATAACCTTCATATTCTTTAAGTTCATGAGCTAATAATTCTTCAGCTTCTTCCATAGTAATAGTCATATTATCTTCAACAGGTGTGCCATCTTTTAATTTTAAAGACCCATAACCTATTGTAGGCTTGTTAGCAGGACATCTATAAGACACAGCATTACCATCTGTATCTTTAGGACAACCTTCATAATGTTTTATAAGCGTTACGCCTTCTTGTGATATTTGCATTTTACTCTCCTTTATCGGGGGTGTGAGATGCTCCGAAATAAAACGAAATAATTGCACTCGCTAATCCTCCTAAATAACCTAGCACTAAGTTAATTAATGCTTCGCTGTTTTGCTCTGGCGGTTGTAAAGTAACTAAAAATATATAACCTAAAAATCCACCTATTGTAAACAGTCCTATAATACGAGCAGTCCAGTCTTTACTAAACATGCTTCTTGCATTTTGTTTGTCTTGTGTCTCTAGTTTAAAAACATCTACATCAAGCTCTTTCATTTGCACTTCAAAGTCTTGTTCTGCTTTTTTTAGCTCTAACATTTGCTCTGGAGTAGCATTTTGTATAGCTTGTTGTATGGATTTTTGATCGTTTGACACGCCCAAAACCTCAGCTATTTTACCCATAGCCATGTTACCTAGCGGTCCACCCATAGCAGACCCTAACGTGGGTGCTACTGCACCAACAATATTTTTTAGTAATCCTTTCATGTTAAAAACCTCGTTAATACTGCAATACCTATAGCACCTATAAAACCAAAGACACCAAAGGTCGCAGCTTTTATAGTTGAATTAATATAGGTAATTTCTTGTTTTATATCAGAAAACTCGTTAAAAGCAGTTTTCCAACGCTCATGTGATATGGTTTCAAGCTTTGTAAGCCTTTCTGCTACATCATTAACTGTCATTTTTTTATCAATCATTTTGTAACGTATATATTTTAATTGGTTTTTCTTTACCTTTTACAAAAATACTTTCAAGTTCTTTTAATATTATTTGATCACTAAAGTTACTTGAACTGATAGTATCATAACCTATAACAATATCTTCTCCAACTTCCTTTGTAGAGCTTTCTAGCCTTGCAGCTAAATTTACAGCATCCCCAATAGCAGAGTAATCAAACCTAGTATCACTTCCCATATTACCTACAACTGCGTATCCAGTATTGATACCAACACCTATTTCAACCCCTAAATTAGCCATTTTAACCTTATCTTGTATCTCTTTAGCACAAAGAACAGCTGCGGTTTCATGATTTGGCACGTCTACGGGTGCATTAAATATGGCCATCATAGCGTCACCAATATACTTATCTACCATACCGTCATAAAACTTAACGGTATCTGCTTGTATAGTAAGCACTTTGTTCATTATATTTGTTACTTCTTCGGGTTCTAATTTTTCAGACAAAGCAGTAAATCCACGCACATCTGTAAATAAAAATGTGCAATATCTTCTTTCACCACCTAATACCAAGGATTCTGGATTGTCTTGTAACTTTTTAACTTGTCTTGGATCAAGATAATGCTCAAACTGTTTTTTTATCTGTTGTCTTAGCTTGTATTGTTGTCTAAATCTAAGATAAAACGCTATCGATCCTGTTATAAATTCAGATATTAACGTCCAGGACACATCAATTAATAATCCTTTTTGTATTAAAAAGTAACCAGTTGTAGCAGTAATTATCATTAAAACCGTAGCAATAGTTATACCCCAAGTAATACCTAATAGGTGCAAAGCAAACCAAACTAACGAAACAAAAATTACTAACGAAAGCATTTCTACAGCTAATGCATAATCTGGTATGTAAGGACTATCTTGAATTAATATAGATTCTGCTAGTGCAGCTTGTATTTTATGTGGTTCTAACAAACCAACACTTGTCGCTACTTGCGGCATAACTCCATTAGCTGTAACACCCACGAATACAAACT